AAGAAATCTTAGATACACCCATGGAAGAGCGCCCAGACAAATGGGGGACGCTCGACCCTGGACGATACCGCGTTGCGTTTACATTTAAAGCACTAAACAGGTTGATACAAGCCTGTAGCGCAGACCAAACTAAAGTTGCCATGCTCCAGTGCTATGAGGCTGGGTACACGCCCATGCTGACAGTGCATGACGAGCTGTGTTTTTCTATTGAGAATGAACCAAGTGTTAAGGAGATAGTGGATATCATGGAGAACTGTGTGCCTGAGATGCAAATACCATCAAAAGTAGATTACGGATTATCAGAGAACTGGGGGTTAGCCAAGTAATGTCATATGTAATGAGCAACATTCCGCACTTTAAGTGTTGGGTCAGAAGAGAATTTACACACAACCACGATCAATATCATGGTGAATTTATCCATGCCATGGCAATTGCTGTAGCAACTATCCCTGATAGATGTCTAAGCTTTCATTTAGTATTTACCGGGGCGGAAAGCGATTTAGATGATTCGCAGAACGTCCATGGAGGGGCGATGTGGGCTCGTATGCCGATAACCGCACTTGTTGCTGACACGCCGTTGGAACAATGGCCTGAGCAAATGCCTGTGCCTTTAGCACAGCCCTGGGACTGTAGCTCCCACCACCATGCGGTTTTTCGCCTAGAAAGGGTGTCATCTAGCCCATGGTTGTGTAAGATAGATGGTGAATTTCATACAGGACGGTATATGTTTACCGTTGAGTATACTGAGAGCGATATTGCGGATGACCCGGCGCAGCACAAGCAGAGTCATGTTATTGAGTTGACAGACGCTGGAAGGTACACTGGTAACATCGTGGCATTGCCAAACAACAGGGTAAGAGCAACAAGCCCTGCATTATGGGAAACAGGTGACGGACCACCTGACTTTAAACCAAGTCAATGGGCGCATAGCGCGGAATGTGATGACAGCTATATGAGTCCAGAGATAACATTTAACAACTTGTATGCAGGAGAAGATGACAATGATGAAGAAGAAGGGTTACTCGAAGGGCGGAATGAAGAAGGGTTACGCTGAAGGCGGTTCTGCTGAAAAAGATACTTATGATAAAAGCAGCTTTGTAAACGTATTTAGAGAAGAAGGTAAAAAGTTTGGTTCAAAATTAATGACGCCTAGAGAAACTTTAGTAGAGTTAGTTTTAGGTAAACTAGATAATCCAAAAGATTCTAAATCAGTTTCCAAAGAAGATAAGAAGAAAGTAAAAAAAGTTATGAAGCGCAAAGGCGGTGGCTCTGCAATGAAAAAGAAGGGCTACTCAAAAGGCGGTGCAATGAAGCGCAAAGGCGGTGGCTCTGTACTGAATAAGAAAGGCTACGCTAAGGGCGGGGCTGCTAGAATCTTCTAAATGGCTAGGAAAAAAGAAAAGCCTATCCGTAAGACCACTAAGGGAAAAGGCGCTAATTACCGCTCCACTAAATCTGGGGCGGGAATGACAGAGAAAGGCGTTAAAGCTTACCGCCGGAAAAACCCTGGCAGTAAGCTAAAGACAGCGGTTACCGGAAAAGTAAAAGCGGGTAGCAAAGCTGCTAAACGTCGTAAGTCATACTGCGCTAGGTCCTTAGGTCAGTTAAAACGAAGTTCAGCTAAAACAAGAAACGATCCTAATTCTAGGATAAGACAAGCTCGAAGAAGGTGGAAGTGTTACTAATGGCTACTAAAGACGCATGTTATAGAAAAGTTAAAGCTCGATACAAAGTTTTCCCCTCAGCGTATGCAAGCGGCGCTATCGCTAAATGCAGAAAAGTTGGAGCCAGTAACTGGGGCAATAAAACAGAACGTGCAGAAGGCGGAATATCTGTTAAGACCAACGGGTGTGGCGCGGTGCTGTCTAAGCACGGTGGACGAGAAGTTAAGATATACTGATGGCTGTTCGCAAAACAAAAAAAGGCGCTGACCTTAAACGCTGGTTTAAGGAAGAATGGGTTGACGTAAGAACAGGTAAGCCTTGCGGAAGAAAGAAAGGTGAGAAAAGAGGAACGCCTTATTGCAGACCAAGCAAGCGTGTTTCTAAGAAGACACCTAAAACATCTAAAGAACTTACCGCATCAGAGAAGAAGTCTAGAGTCGCTCAGAAAAAACGATTAGGGCAGCCACCTGGCAAGCCTAGAAGAGTTGCATCTGTTAAAAGAAAAACGGTTAGGAAACGAACAGCCTAACTGTTATTTTTTACTCATCCAAGCAGATGTTCCCATGTATGCACCTACCACGCCGGCTTGTGCAATGTAAAACAGCCCAAGTAAATCAGCCAGCGCCGATACTCTTGACTCAGATACTATAGGACTAAACAAAATCAAGCTAAACACCAGCATAGAACCCATGGCTATCCACGCCATTTTCTGTTGTGCGTCAGCTTTTTCTTCTCGAAGCTCCAGTTCCATCAACTCTTGTGACCGTTGGATCTCTTCGTCAGAGACAATGCCATCACCATCAAGGTCAAACTCAGCATATTTGCTGTCATCAGCTAACTTCTTAGAAGTTTTTTTCTTAACCACTTTTTTCGTTGTAGCCATGTCATTCTCCCACTTGTCGCATTCTGTCAACCAATCTTTGGGCTCGGTTAGTTACTTGCGTATACCATCTAGAATCAATCATTGCATCTGCTGCTGCGTTCCAATCTCTTTGGTCCACGGCCCTACGCATATCTTTAAACTTAGACAGGTTGGTTCGCCCTAAATTAAACATCATGTTAGCAATGATTAGCTGTACCTCTTCCGGTAAATCAAAGAAGTCATCGTATAACGCCAGGCATTCGTCCACGGTTATCTCAATATCTGTTGCAAAACAACTGTCTACCCGGTCATCGTCTATCACATCACCTACTTGAAGCAAGTACTCTGGGTCGTTTTCCGTAACCAAATGACCAACGCCAAAGGTTTTCTTGCCTAAATGGTCTAGGTAAATAGCGTAGACACAGCCTTCGTCGCTTTTAATTTCTTCTTTTAGCTGCTCTATGTTCAAGAGATTAGCCCTGCTATGCCCATTCGAGCTCGTTCTCGTTCGACATCTGATGCAGTTAAGTTTGTAGATCCAGGTGTGTATTGTCTTAACAAATTCGGATCAACTTGAGTTCTCATGTTCTGTAACTCTGGAGCAATTTCTTGCCTGACATTTTCTACGGCAGGTGCTACTTCTTGCTGAATGTCTTCTACAATAGGAGCCGCTACTTCTTGTATTGTCTCGGCTGTTTCAGCCGTTCCACCACCAATACCCAGTGCAGTAGCTAACCTAATTTCTTGGTTAACTATTTCCCTAACCCTTAAAAACCTTCTTTGAAAAGCCGGGTCATCGATACCTTTAGCGCCAGCTTTTACTCCCGCAGCTCTTTGTTTGCTAGTCAGTTGAGGTGCGGTTATAAACTCTAAAAAGCTTTTGTTCCTAAGCAAACGGCCCATTACAAAAACAGCACCCGCTTCACCTAAAAAGCTTATTGGCTGGGTCACTAACCTATATGCCGCTCCAGCAGCAAAGGCCGCCGGGGCTAAACCGCCCTTTCCTTTTAAAGAAGCATCAGAAACAGTTTCGGCTTGCCTAGAAATTTTAATTAAATCATCTACTACTTTTTGACCGTTAACTTCTGATGTTGTAAGAACTTTAGCCAAAGCACCATTAGCGTTAAAGTCATCCACTACCTTGCCTAAACTTTTTGCAAAAGCACCAGAAACAATTGATTCCGTAGTAAAAGAATCCGCATCACCTACAGCGTTAGATACAATTTTATTCATGGTAAGGTTTCGTATGTTGTCTAACTCTTGAGCCGCCTCTATTGCCGCTTGTTCTTGCGAAAGACCCTCACTAACTCTCCGAGCCACCAAAGAAGACTCTAGCTTCTGCATGGATTGAGGGCTTTTCATTAAACCGACAACTAAACTATTTGCATCTTCAATTCGACCGTTTTTAACAGCATTTAGCAGAGAATCTTCTGCTTCCGAAGTAGCCCTCGCAACGGTTTCCTGTAATGATTTAACTGCCTCTCTTGCTTGGGGAGTGCTTATTGAACTCAGTGCTATGTTAGATAATTCATCGGAACTAGCTCCCACCAAATGAAAATCTCGCATAGTTTGTCGTAAAGCACTAGCACCAGTAACTCCAAAAAGATTGTCTTGAACTTCTTTGCCTAACTGCTCAAAGCTGTCTGCAACACTTGAAAAATTTATAGAACCTCTTGTCGTAGTTCTTCTAGCCGTATCTTCTAGCCATTGTCGAGCTAAATGATCTCGCATTACGTTAACAACTTCTTCAGGCTTATTCCTTGCAAAAGCATCATCGCCGTATGTTTTTACAATTTCTTTATATTCTTTTAAAGTTCTTAAAAGAAAAGGGTCTGTTCCGGGTACTTCTTTATACCAGCCCATTAATTTAGGGAGTACTTTGGGGTCTAAGCCGTATTGTTGCACCGCGTCATCTATTAATTGATTTACAACCGTTACTTGACCAGGGTTAACCGATGTAACATCTTGATTTGGCAAAGCATCAGCAATGTCATTCCATATTTTTTGAGGAACCCCTTGAATAGATATGGTTTCTTTCGTGTTAGGCGTTACGGCATCAAGATAAAATTTTAGCGTTGCTGGTTTACCCGGTTGGATTAAATAATCACTAACGCTTTGAAAATCAATAAAATACTTGTCGTCGATATTTTTCTTTAACATATTTACAGAAGCTGAACCAAAGGTTTCCATG